ATTTTCACCATTTCTGGCGACAGTAAATGTCGTCGTAGCGGCGGCTCCAGTGCCGTCTTTGATGGTGACTGAGTTGCCTGCACTAGGCGAAGCTGGAAGCGTAATTGTGATACTACCCGCTGTTGCAACTACAAAATCGCCTGCCACAGCGGTGTAATTTGCGCCTTTGAGTAAAGGATCTGGAAGCGAATTGGTAAACGCCAGCTTGCCACTGCCATTAGTGTTGAGAATCTGCCTTGCGCTTCCTGTTGCGTCGGGTAGCTCTAAAGTATAGGTTGCACCCGCACTGTGCGGAGGCCCTTGTAGCGTTACTCCATGAGTATTAATTTCACAGTTAAAACGAACCGCACCCGCGTTAGTGTTACCGTATAGTTCTGTAAATCCTGTACCGTTTGGGAACAACTGTATGTTGCCGTTGGTATCCGTTGATTTAATTGCGTTGCCGTTAAGCTCAAGGTTTTCAATTAAAACGGAGCCGTCGGATTCCTCATACACTGCTTTTTCGGCGGGGTAAGCAATAAAAACGCTTTTAGTGCCGCTGTTAAAGTTAACAGCAGAGCCGCTGTTAGAGCTTTCTAAAACAGTGGTTCGCGTTAGGGTATTGCCGCTACTAGCATATGTCCCCAAACCAACTTCAAAGTCCGAGTTGGTTGTATCTACAATAGCGTAATACGTGGTGTCCGCATTAGACAAAACCGCAGAAAACGCTTGGAAATTGGTCACGGCACCGCCCAACGAAATAGCGCCCGTGCCGGTCGTTGTTGTTGTCTCTTTTACTCTGTCTTTAAGGACAAGTGCCATGTCTTTCTCCGATCACTTATTCTGGCTTAGTTGGCCAGTTAATACTATTTGGAAATCCTGCTTGAGCAGGAACGTCGCGAAGGGCCTGCCTATACGCAAGCATGTCTGAATCAATCGCTTGACCTGTTTCTGTCGCTTTAATTACGACCCAATCTGTTGTAAGCAAAAGCCTGTCGCGAACCCTTCTTTGTTCTTCAGCAAGCGCAATGTTGCGAGCAGTTTCCACTTCTTGGGTTTTTGCCGTTAACTCTGCCCCAGCGTATTTTTCAGTCACAGACCAACTTTGTGTCCAAACTCCCTCTGAGAAAGTGGGGTCAACTTCCTCCACCTGCTGGAGGTCCGAATCAAACTCGGGCATGTTTGAAACCACAAAAGGTTGGTAGCCATACTCAGTGAAATCAAACTGCTCCGGGTCGGCAGGAAAAGAAACGTTGGGATTTTCCGCCTTAATGTCGGGGAAAAAAACCGGCCAGCTTTCTGGCTCGCCTTGTTCATTTATCTTGACGAATTCCATAAATTATACCGTCCAAGTAACTATGATTATGCCGTCATAACCGTTTTGGGGGACTCCGCCGATGTCTTGCTTGCCATATGCGTAAGATGTACTAGGCAAATCATTTGCCGACGGAGGTACAAAATTACCCAAAATTTGATTTCCAAGAGTGGATCCACTGCCGTAAGTGGTGTTTACATACCCAGAGCCTCCCGCTCCGGGTCTTGCATCAGACGTGCCGCCTCCGCCACCGTAGTAGCCTCCACCGCCGCCACCGCCATCATCACTCCCTGACGTTCTTTGACCCGTAGCATTCCCCCCCGTCAGGAACGCTCCGTTATAAGTGCCTCCGCCGGATTGACTTCCCCCGGTCGCAGTGGATGAAGAGTTTAATCCTGTGGTGCCGCCGCCATGCCCCCCATACCCGGCATAGCCCGTGCTTCCGCCACCGCCGCCCGCTATTGCTCTAATGTATGAGGCGGGTATTGGAGATCCCGCCCACTGCTGAGTTGAAAGCATACTCATGCCGCCGCCACCCGCCCCTGTGGCATCCCCCATAGTCCCATAACCACCGTTAGGATAACCGCCTAAACCACCCTGTAAATAGCCACCGCCAGAGCTAGTAGGCCCGCGACCGCCCTGACCCACAGTTAAATAGTGCGTTGTTCCGGGGGACATGGTAAATGTGTATGTTGTATAGCCACCACACCCTGACCCGTTACTACCGCCGCTATACGCTCCGTTGCCCCCAGCCGCTCCCCACAGTTTGAGACTAAAAGTAACGTCTGCACCGATAACATAAAAATTTACGGAAGATCCCGTATACGTAACATTTGTTCCCGTATTATTTGTCTGCAAGGTGTTGTTTATATAAACCTCTGCACTACCTCCGGCTCCTGCGGCGGCTTCAATAAGGCGTTTAGCCGCTTTGCTCATGACATTTCCTGACCCGCAGTAAATCCATAATACGTTGTGCCGCCGTCATACGTGATGAATGCAAAAACATCAACGTTGGCAGAGCCGGTACTAATTGTTGGAGCAGTTCCACCGGGCCAATCCACAGATGAGGGCCACGTAATTGTTCTAGGTGAACTGTCTTGCGTGACTTTAAGAGTAAACGACGATGCTTTCCCCGAAGCGCCGGGGTTGCTAAACGTGTACGTCGTATTGCCACTTAATGTGTGGACAAAGTTATCACCGTCGCGAAGGTTTATCGTTACCGACGTTCCTGACAACGTTGTTGATTCTTCAATCGTGCCATTATCGAACGTCACCACACCATTAACATCTGCCGTCACCGCCTTGCTTGCTTGAGACGTGCCCAAGGTGGTGATGTCTAGGTAATTAATTTCCGTCGTGCTAGCTGTGACGCCATCAAGAATGTTAATTTCAGCGGTAGACGCCGTAACACCGTCTAAAATATTTAGCTCTGCCGTTGTAGCCGTAACACCGTCAAGAATGTTAATTTCCGCAGTGGATGCCGTAACACCGTCGAGAATGTTAATTTCCGCAGTAGACGCCGTAACACCGTCTAAAATATTTAGCTCTGCGGCGGTGGAAGTGACCGCCGTTCCGCCAATAACCAACTGACCAGAGCTGTCCAAATAAACGGATTTTCCGGCGGGGTAGTTAATAAACACTTCCTTGCTACCTGCTAACAAGTCAACAGCAGAGCCGCCGTTTGAACTCGCCAGCACCGTAGTGCGCGTCAGAGTGTTTCCGCTGGTTGCATAGGTGCCGAGGCCAACCTCAAAATCTTGGTTGCTGTCATCGACAATAGCGTAGTAGGTGGTGTCACCGTCTGACAGGACCGAGGAAAAGGCGGCGAAGTTGACCTCTGCCCCGGCAAGCGTAATTGCTCCCGTGCCTGTCGTAGTGGTGGTTTCTTTTACGCGATCAGCAACGACCAAAGCCATGGTTATGCAATCCGAATGATGGCGTTAGATGCATCAGCAGTCGGGAACACGATGGTAAAGTCGCCCGCACTAGATGACTTGTCAGAGCCAAAGTCCAAAACAACAACCGTGTTCGTGGTGCCCGTGCCGCCAGCCGTAGTAGTGTTGTAAATCAAAGCTCCGCGAGCAGTGATTGTAGACGAACTAAACGTGAGATCGTCAAAGTCGGTGAGCGCAGTGGTTCCTGATGTGGTCGGTGTGACGTTTGTCAATGCGCCCCCGCCAGCAGAATAACCCGTACCACTTACCTCATTGGTCGCAGTATAGTCTGTTGTGGACGCATCAAAGCTAGCGCTGTTGGTATACATAGCCAGCTTAAAGGTGTGACCTGTGCTGGCAGTGAAATTGTGTTGGGCCTGAAGCAGTTCCTGCTTAAAGGACGTACACATAAAGTTACCTGTAAAAGCCATATCAAAGTCTCCTGATAAGTTCGGCTAAGTCTTTTTGCCCCGCATCACACAAGGCGTTATACACAGTGGTCCGGTCGCTTTTGACCGCCTCTTTCATATAAAAAACAAGAACCGCGCGCATGTGATCCTTGTAAGCATTCGCCTGCTCTTTAATTGCGGGCGGGGCGGTATCAGAAACGCTCAGAAGCTTGCTAAGGCATCGCTCGGCAACCTCCTCCGGAGTGAAACCGCGATGGTTGGTAGTCTGTACTTCGACTATTCCGGGGCTTATTTTACCCCCTTCTACCATCATTGTTTAGGCCTTATTAGCATTCCAGTGCGATACTGATCCGTAACTTCTTTGTTCTCACCAAATTGTTTCATGCCCGCTAACGCCATCTGAAGCTGTTGTGTATACAGCGCGATTATATCTTGCTCACCTTTCATAAAGGTGTAAGCCTCTAAAAGACTGCCATACAACATAGCCAGCGGAGCGTTTTCACTCAGCCACGATTTGCTGGAACCGCTTAAACTGGTCAAGCTGGCAGGGCGGTAGTAATAGTGCAGTTCCGCCACATATGCGGCATCCGGGGTTGGCGCTAAAATAAAATTGTCACGATCAAACAACGCGTAGTATTTAGGCGCTCCAGTAACCGTGCTGTCTGGCGCATATGTCTGCAAAAAATTGACGTCTTTAAAATCAATAAAAACTTTTTCGCCAGACACTTCTAAAGACAACGACAAGGGCGCTAAAAAGTCAGAGGGGCAATCAAGGTATTTAGCACTGGCGGTGGTATTGCCCAGCGCATTCTTACGGAAGTCCGTAAGTTGCACCATCTTAAAAATACGCTCTTCCGCATTACGAATAAAAACAGGCAGATTGTTAACAAACGTGGTTTCGTCGTTTTCAGCGTAATCTTGTATCGCCTGCTTTAATTCATCGTATGTGAAACTCATGATGTCGTCACCGTTACTGCGCCCGCAATACCAAAACCTACTATTGGCCTAAATGCGGGGCCTTCTACCAAAGGAACCGCTACAGGCACGTCTAAAGGCTCCACACGATCTGGGCGCGGATTAAGAAGAGCCTGCGGATCAACCGCCTTAACACGCGGCTCCAACTGAGGCTGTTTTGGCTCATATTCGTCACGACCGACCAGCATCCCGGTCCACTCACGCTTCATCTCGGTAAGCTTGTAACGGAAGCCCGAACGGTCAGAAATGCCGTAGGCAAACTTCCCTGTAGCAAACTTCCCCATTAGAGGAGCCTTGAGTACGCCATGGAAGGCTGTATATTGAACGAAGCGCGATCCCTATCCTCTGATGCGGCCCGCTCAAATTCTTCCTCATACACCGCCTTGAGAAGCTGTACGCGGTCAGGGGCGCGTTTGATGGCAAGGTAATACGCTAATCCCGCCGCCAAACAGGGATAAAACCGGAACGGAATATCCATGGTGTTGGTAAACGTATCGGCGTCGTCCATCCGTACAAGCTTGTCAATAATCACCGTGTCAGTGCTGTTTTCAGGCACTGGCCAAAGTTTCAACGTAGGATCTATCTGCCTGTCCACAAAAAATTGAGACGGGCGGCCTTGTTGCGTCTTAGTGGGAATATTGATGAAGTCACTACGACTGATCCGCTCCAGTGCATAATCGGTGCTACTGCGGCGCACCACAGCGTTTAAAACGTCAATTGTCGAGGAACCAAGGGCGTAGTTTCCCGTGCCTTGCGTCAAAACTACCGTAGTTTGCTCAATAGTCCATTGATTCAAACCACGATTGGCCCAATCGCCCAGCATCAGGTTCAACGACCGTTTGGCCGTTTTAAGGTCATAACCAGTACGAACTTCCAGCCCGCACCGCTCAAACGCCTCTTCAATGTAATCGCTTACATCTA